ACTTCGTCGGGCCCGAAGAGGCGAGTTCAATGCTGGGATGAGCGATGCGGTGCAATGCTACAATCGAAAAGTTGGCGCGAGTGAAAGCTGGAAGCGCCGGCATCCTTGACGTAAGTCCCGAATCGGGCGCGTAGCTCAATTGGCAGAGCAAGTGACTCTTAATCACTAGGTTGTAGGTTCGATTCCTACCGCGCTCACCACCCGAATACCAAACCTAATCAATGGTTTGCGAGGAATCGAAGGTAATGGTAGCTCGTTAGGCAGGGCATACTGCGGGGTATACTTTTTGGGGGCAATCGTGAACTCAGCCGCTTGTTCGCGGCATTGTGCCTTCAAACTATCCCAAATCTCGCGACCCTTGGACGTAATGAGTTTTGCTCTGTGTAGCTCTCGTTCACTGTCCAATTGAGCTTTTTCCACGCTCTGGCGTGCCGCTTCGCGCTCGCTATTAAGCTCGTCATCGATCCAACTCATTTTTCAGGCGCCCTCCTTTCTTCTGGCCTTCGCTTTCGCGCTCCGCACCTTGGCCGATGCCGCCGCGGCCTTGCGGGCGATCTGTTTCCGCCGGCGTGGTGACAATGCTTTCGCCCTGGCCTTGCCGCCTTTTTTTCCGCCCTTGAGTCCGCCCTCGCGGCCCTTTTGTTTCAGGTATTCGCGTAACGCGGTCATGCTGTCGAAGTCCTCCAGCTTTTTCTTGCGCGCCATTCGAAAGTAGCATATCTAGCTTGAAGGGTCTGGCGCGCTGATTAGCTTGCACGGGGTACAAGCAACCTACAGATCATAGTACAATGTTTTTGTGCTTGAAGGCACTCCAAGCTATGCAGTCCTGATGCTGGACATTCCGCGTCCCCCGGATCTGGCGAACGCGCCGAACCCTCCCGCGTGGATAACGGCCGTTATCGCGCTTGCAGCTCTGGCCCTCGCGGCACTCTACATCTGGATCAGGAGGCGGCGGTAGCTTCGCGCTTCCGCGTGCCGTTGGGCGCGCGCTGTTCGAGCATCGCCAGGCGAGCGCGGAGCGCGTCGATACAATCCTCTGAGTCCACGTGAGGGCCGGGAAACCCGCAGCGCAGGCACATTCGCTCGGGGATCGCGTCGGAATCGCGCGCGGGGGGAGGATCGCGCACGATCTTGCGGCGGGGAACGGCGGGCGCGCCCATGCAAGGCGATTGTATCGCGCCCCACGCGCCAACGGCAAGGAAATTAAATGCGCGAATATATTTCGCGTTTAATCGAAAATAAGTCTTGCATTAGTTTGAGGAATATTTTATTATTTACTCATGAGCACAGCGACTCGGATGAACTGGGCGGATGCGTGGGACTCGCAAGTATCCTACTTGGACGGAGAGTACATCGCCGCCGAGACTGCCGAAGAGTCCCGCGTGCTGGCCGCGCGACTGCGCAAGGCGATGCGCAGGGCATCAGAAGCGAGCGCCCGACGGCACGCGCGGTATGCTCGATACAACCTCGTGAGGGCCGACGGCACGTGCTACGGCGCCTCAAAAGCGGCGTGAAAAAAGCGGGCGCTGCGCTGGGATGCAACGAGCGCCCGGAAAACACGAGCGACGACGGCAGCAACTCCGCCCCGCCCGAGCCGCGCGGGAAGTCAACCGCGCAAGATCAGTAAACGTTTTGCAGACAGGCGAACGGAAATGCTGGGCCAGTCCCGCCATAAAGCGGCGAAGCATCGTACCGGGCAAAGGCCAAAAACGCGATTTGGGCGTAATCTGCGAACCGCTCGCGAAGTACGAGCAGCGACATATCGCGCACACGCCTGACTAGAAATCGCTTGAAATCTCCAAAAATCACAGAATTTACTGTCACCTGCGGCGAGCTCGCTTGGGTCTGCAAGGTCATCATGAAATTGTTTACTCGGATCGGATATCCGAGAAAACTGTTGGGCGCCGCGGCTTGCAGGTTCGGATCCAAAATCGGCCGTCCGAATTTGTCTTTGACTTTTAAAATCGACTGCAGCGTTTGATCATTCATCATGAAGCTGGCGCCGGGCCGGTAAAGCGGATCGATTGCGTGGATTAGATTCGTCAGATCGTCCGAGCCGATCGTATCGCTGCCGGCGCTGGTTCCGTCGTTGCCCGACGAACCGATGGCCGTGACCAGCGGGCCGTTGGCCACCGTCGCGGTGACAATGCCGTAGGGTTGCTGTTGGCCGGAACCGACACCGTTTGTGAAGTCGCTCACCAAAATTCTGCCGAGGCGAATTGCAAGGACTTTGATGAGCCACTCTTCCATGTTGAAAGCGCTGTCCTGCATCAATTCGAGGCTGACTTTCACCATTTTGCTCGAATACTTCCACGCGTAGAACATGATCTGACCGAGGGAAACATCTTGTTCCGTTACTTGCTGGCTCTCCGCAACTCTTTCACCCATGATCTGAGTGTCGTTGTCCGACGGATATGGCAGCGGATTACCCGTGGCCGTGTCCATAAATTGCGAAACATCGGGGTCAAGCAGCGGCCCGTAATATTTCATCGCGGCGCAGATTTCGTTCACAAATCCGAGCGGGACGAAGAAGCCCGAGGTGGAGCCCGGGAACGCGCCGCCGCCAAGGCCAACGCCCATGTCGCGGTATTCGCGCTCCAACAGGTTGCGCTGCTCCTGGGGCATGTTTGTGATTCCGAACCTCAGATAGCTCAGGAACGCTTCGCGGTGGGCTTTCTCTTTCCGCGTTTCGGCGCGCTGTTCATGGCGCGTAGGCATGTTCCGAAATTCACGCGGGTCCGGGTCTTCTTGCTCAATGAAGCCGCCGCCCAGCGCGCCATAGGTCATTCCGTTTTCGATACCGTCGATCTCTTCCTTCAACGCGGCCGCGCGCTGCATTAAGCTGTTGAATTTCGCCTGATCGGCCGGCGTTAGCCTGCCTCTGGCGTGAAGTTTCTTTGCTTCTTTTAATAGGGCGCCGCGCTCTTCGCGCAGCGCGAGATTATCTCGCATACGAATATTCCTTGAAATTGTGGATTACTCGTGCGCGCGCCTGCCAGCACGAAGGCCGCGGCCGTACACATGATTCACGCTGGCTTTGCGTTCAGGCTAGCGGCACCCCGCGCCAGTGCGGATCACTTGTTACTTTTGCGACAGCACGCGACGCGCGAAGGCGGGCGTCGATCGCATGTTCTGGGACGGCTTCCCATCCAAGGGAGCGGCATCCCGCGCCGCCCAGAACACCAAATCTCCAAAGAAGTCACTCTGAGTATATAACAAACACTCGCCGGCCGAAATGTTTAATCGAGCGCGGCGAGTTCCAGGTCTAGTTCGCGGGCCCGCGCGTCGTCTTCGTTGTCGATTTTGATGCCGTATTTCTCGGCGAGCGCTTCGAGCTCTTTCCAGGCGCGCGTTTTCTCATCTTCGGGCACGTCTTTCAGGGTGGAGAAGAGATCGATCGCCAGGCGGACGTGCTTCTCGCTTTTCGCCAGTGTGGAGAATCGGACGGGCAGTTTCCAACTGGCCTTGTCGTCACTGGAACCGTGGATGAGAAACGCGGACTGGGGAAGCTCCTCGCCATCCACTTTCTTTGTGTCCTTCCCGCCGTCGCCGGCACCGCTGCGAGAGTTCTGCATGGATTGAGCGCACCTGCAGTTCTCATCCGTGCAATCGGGATCGCTGCAATCGTCGCAGGCGCCGGCTATGCATTCAGCACAATCGCAATCGCACGTATCATCGAAGCTATCGGCCGGATCATCGTCGATCGCGCGTGAGGCATAGCGGCTGCGAAGTTCTGCTGGCATAGAATCCAGGAATGATCGGCCGGCCAGCTCTGCCGTGCTGGCTGCGTTGGCCGGGTCATCGACAACGGACACATCGTGCAACGATTCAATTTGCGTGATCGTTCGAAGAGCGTAAGGCTGGCCGTCTTCGTCTGTTTCGTCGCTCCACTCCTGGCCGCTACCGTCGTCTGGCATCACGAACGCGAATGAGCTGTGTCGGACGTCGCCGCGCTCCAGCGCTTCCTTCACGTCGTCTGCGGACTGCGGAAGCAACGCCCGGTAGTGCAAGCCTTCGTCATCCACGCGCAACTTAAGCGTTCCCGCCGTGGTTCTGCCGAGCGGGACGCGCTCGCGGGAATGATTGTAGGTACATCGGACATCGAGGTCCGATCGCCTGAGAGCGGAATCGAAGCACCCGCGCTGCAGCGTCTCTCTGATCTGCGGGCCGCCGATAGGATAAATATTTCCATGGGGCGCCGCGAGGCCCGCCGCGTATGTCCCCTTGCCCGAACTCTCCGCGCGGGCTTCTTCAGTGAAAATGCGTCTCTCGATTTTTGGCATATTCAGTTCTCCTTTTTTCTCATGGCCTCAATCTTCAAGGCCAGGTCTGTGAATCGTCGGGCCAGGTCGAGGCGGTCGCACTCGGCGTGCAAGGGCGCCGCAAGCCGGCACTGCTGTCGAAGAGCTGCTAGGGAGTCTGGCTCGAGGGTTTCAATATATCCCTCGGTCTCGAATAGCGAAAGCAGATCTTTGGCGCCGTCCGGGTCTAAGATGCGTGGGAGTTTCATGGTTTCTCCTTGGATCGGGTTTCTCTTTTTGGCGGCCATTCGAAGACCACGTGCTTGTGCGGCGCGCGGTCTAATCCCTCCATGCAAAACTTCTCCGCCACCCGATCGGCGGACAGCGGCGGCATGTGCTTTGCGCCAAAGTTCGCGAGCTTGATGTACAGCTCATCCGCGAACTCGATCGAGGTTTTGCCGGGATAGCGGAAGCGCTTCGGATCATCGTCAGGCATTGGTCGTTTCCTCCAGTCGCTTGCGGACTGTAGCATTTGCTGTCTCCATTTCTGCGCGCACTGCACGCACGCGCTGTGCGCGTTGCTCAAACTCTTCCGCCACTTCAGGGCGGCCGTTTCTCCGTGCTGCGCGTGCCGCGCCGTCAAACTCATTCGCGCCGTGATGGAGCGAATCGCGATCGAGCCGCAACGCCCGTATCGCTTCGAGCGAGACGAAGCTTTCCGGTTCGTACTCCCACAACCCGCTTGGCACGTGGCCGGGGTACGTTTCGCTCATCAGCGTGTTTCGGTACTTGCGCCAGCAGGCGCGGGCCGCCGCTTCGTCCTCGAATGGGTACGGCTCGCCGGCGGGCATCCCGACGTCTTGCGCACGCGTCAGCGCCCAGCGCTCGGCCGGCGTCAGTCCGCCGCGTTGCAGCCGCGCCCGGCGCTGGCGTCGTCGGGTGCTCATTGCTCGTTCGGCTCCAGGTCCAGGCCCAACGCGTGGTATGCGCGTTGCAAGGCGAGCGTGGCATCTCTCTCGATGGCAACCCACGGACTGGGCTTGTCCTGCTGCCAGCGATCCTTCACCACGGCGCCGTTTTTTGCGATCGTCTCGCGCGCTTGCAGCCGACGATCATAGTTCTCGACGAGGATTTCAAGCATCAAATAGCCGCCCCCATCGAGGTCCAGTTCTTCGGACAGCGATCGCCACAGCTTCCGCGCCGATGGGCTCAACTTCGATGGTGGTTTAGACTTCATTCCGTCCCATTTCACTTTTCTTTACGCTGGTGCGGTCTCCATTCGCGCGTGCCCACGCAGCGGTCACGCGGCCGCTGTTCGATTGAAACCGAACCCCCATATCCCGTTGATTATAAAGCAGATCCACGCCGGCCCGGATGGATACCGAACGAATCGCGGCGCGCTTGTGATCTCTTGCGGCGGCGCCGGCGAGCAAACCGGGCAGCAGATATCGCAGAATATGCCGCGAACATTTGGCAGGTGCACACGATCGACATGTCGGCCGCACGCGCTGCACGGCCCGGAGACGCGATCGGAGACGAAACAAGCCGGCCTCTTCATCGAGCCTCCAACACCGTTTCGCTTTGCTCGGTGTTCGCATAGAGGGGGATTGTTAAGGGGGAACAACTGCTCGTACGAGCAACAGCGAGTAATAGAGAGCAGTGCAAGCAGTACGAGCAGTCGCGAGCAGTACGAGCAGTGCGAGCAGTTTTCATCGGCTGGAAAGCTCCCATCTCTTGTCCCGAGTTCTGACCGCTTTCCCGCGATCTTGCAGGCGCAGCAGCGCGTTCCAGACGCTCGAAAAAGACTTGTGGATGCCTGCAGCGATGGACGACGGCTTAGCGGCTCCCTGTGCTTCCAGATAGGCCAAAATCTCCTGCGATGTCTCGCCCATCGATGAATCCTGGCCGTCGCCGGTAATCGTCCAGCCCCATTGCTGAGGGCCGCCGTTCCACTCCATTGCGAACTCTTCTTGCGGCACCAATCTGCCAACGACCGTTAATTTCCCTTCCGTGGCTGATGTCCGCTTCAGCTCCGCGACAGAATCGGCCGCGGCCGTCGTCCCGCTCGTGCCTGTCGCATTCTCGATCGGGTTTCCGCCACGTGCGCCTTTCTTGGTGTGCATAATCACCACGGCTACGCAATTGCGCTCCAGGGCGACCTTGCGGATTCGATCGATGATGCTGTAGTCGGCCTGGCAAATGTCGTACCGTGGTTGCGCGGCGCCGGCGAGCTTGAACAGACTATCGAAAATGA